GCAGCTGTGCCCCGCCGATGTTCTGACTCCCGAGCCCACCGTCCCCTCCTCCTGCTATGCCCGCGGCCTCTGCAAGCTGGCCTCCCAAGACCCCGCCAAGAGACTCCCTCAGTCTCTGAAGCTGGTCTGGCTGGAACGCCGTAAGCAGGTCTTCCGCGGCACGCTGGTTCATCATGTCCAGCGGGTTCGTGACACCTGCCCGCTTGAGAGCCTCGTACGCGCTAAACCACGGGATGCCCTGATAGAGCTTCATCGCCAGTATAGCCTCCCGCTCCCTCTCCTCGGGAGCCTCCGCCTTGACCTGCACGATGTTCTCGTAGTAGCCGCGTATATCTTCGGGGCCTATAGACTGGTCGAAATTGTGTACATCCCCCCTCGCGTGCACGGTAACCTTTCCCTGCACCTTGTTCTCGACCAGCATGGCCTTTTTCTTATTGGACTCCTGCATAGCCTCTTTCAGCCCGTCTGCTGCGCCCTGAAAGACGAGCCGCCCCATACCGGCGAGGACGCTGACGGCAAAGCCCGTCGACACTCCTCTCGGCCTCATGCCCCTGATAACATTGGGGAACGTGGCCTCTTCAATCATGGTCTGCACCATGTTGAGTTGCTGGAGAATCTCTGGTGGCGGCGTCGCGGTCGGTGACGTGGAAACGTCCACCTGTGGGTCGACGATATTACGGGACCCGAAGAGCTCGTACCTGTCCGCGGTGGCCTCGGCCATCTGGCGTGGGCCCCTGAAGTCTAAGGTGCGCCATGCGTAGGTTCGCAGGATGGTCTCGTACTGGGTCACGAGGCGTGCCTCGGAGTCCAGCAGCGAGTGGATTGGTCGGAGGATTCCCCGATACCGTTCGTGTGGAGCCCCGTTGTCGGGGTCGGCGGTATTCGCGGGAACAATGGGCGTGTACGGCATAAACCCGTACCCGTGCCGGTACGGCCCCCAGACGAACTCCTTGTTGGCTATATAGCCACACCATTCCTCGTCCCAGTATTCGAGCCAGTCGACCATCTGGGTGTCGCCCCCGCCTGTCCACTCGGGATATCTCCTCTTGATATCCTTGCTTGGGAACTGGTAAAACTCGATAGCCCACTTCATGCGCGTCCTTGAGTCGTCCCATATCAAGTTCTTTGGGTTCGTCGTTGTCGTACTGAACGGGAAAGAGATACGGCGCTTCTCCATGAAGTCTTCGAGGGCCTTCTTATACGTGGCCTCGGAGCCGAAGTCCGCTGACATCGGCGCGTCTGGCCATTTCTCCGGTGCCCACATGTCCTTGAAGAACCCTATCCCGTAGAGAAAAGCGTGCCGCACGGCGGTGCGCCGTACATGGGACGGGACCTGAAGCCATGTTCCTTGGTAGAATTTCTTCAGCCGCTCTGCCCTCGCCTGAGAGCGAGGTGATGCCAGAGGCACGTCGATGCTGAAGTTGTTCACGTCGACGTGGTCTGTTGCCACGTTGACGATAGCTGGTGGGGTTGCTGGCTTCACCGGGTCTATGGAGCCGACGCCCTGTGGGACCGGGACGGGCTTACGGAGAAAGTAATAGTCATCTTCCTCCGCGCAGTTACCGTGAAACCCCTGATAATAGGTCTTATAGTCCTGAAACAGGGTGAGTATCTGGTCGACGGAGGGAGCCCCATCGTCATACCCCGGTATCCACAACTCGTTGCCCGTCCCGTTTGTTGTTATCGCTGTGACCATCGTGGCCTTCCTTATTCCACGCCAACCGCTTCGGCCCGCTGGCGTACTTTTTCGCTAATCCGCTCACGCATAAACATGGCTCCACGCCCTTCCCGTGCCCCGTTCTGCGCCTCGTTCTGCGTTGGGACATATGACCCTCTTCGCCCGTACCGCCTCATCGTCGACGCAACCTCCTGCGCCGGGTCACAGGCTGTGAGGCCGAGGGCGATAGCGAAGACCTCGTCGTCGTGTTCACCCGGCGGGGCCTCAAGTTTTACGTTCCCCGATGATGTTTTCCTGTGCTGGAACGCTCTCAGCTGTCTCAGGAGCGGTGGAATGGGAGGGAAATGGATAGATTCACGTTCAAGCGCCACGGCAAGCGTTTCGAGAAGTGGCGTTCTTGACGTCCACGTAATCTGGAACGGCTCGACCGGAAGTCCAGCTTCGATGAGCTCCTGCGTGAAAATATCTCCACCGAACGAGGAAGCGTCGACGACCAGTCGTTCGAGCTCCCACTCGTTGGCCATCCTCATAACGGCCTCTCTCTGGAGGGGCCAGCTTTCTCCCTCGTCCCATGTGTAGTGGAACACGACCTTCCGCTCGGTAGCGTCGAGAATATGGAGCACGGAGGCGTCCCGCTTCCGCCCGAGGTCGAGGCCCCCCACGTACCGTGCTCCGGGCACCGTTCCGGTGAGCAGGTCGCCCGAGATGCACTTTTCGACGTTCTTAAAATAACCTGCCTCGTCGCTGAATTCCGCGAGGTACATACGTCTCCACGCGCGGTCGGGCAGGATTTCCTTATCGTCTTCGATTTCCTCTCTCTGCTCGTCGGTGAGCATGGGGTTATCGAACGCAGTGGCGTGGAAGGCGTAGTAGCCGCGCCTGCCCCGTTCCGCTGCGGAGAACGCTTTCTGGAACCAGTGGTCGCTCCAGAGCGCGGGAATCCCCTCGAACACGGCGTAGCCCATGCGGTTAGGAGACCGCAGGGTTGGCAGGACCTTCTCGAACGCCTTGTCGGGGATGTCTTGTGCCTCCTGCACCCACAGGAAGTCGAGACCGGCGGTCTGGAGCCCTTCGACGTTAGCCGCGGACTTGACTTCTATGAGCCCCCATTGTCTGTTCTCGCTCCCTTTGAGTTCGATATACATCTCTTCAAGGTGGACGCCGCGTACGGCCCGCACCTCTTTCGGTATAAACGAGAGGAGTTCGTTCCATGTCTGGCGTGCCTGTGGGAAGGAAGGAACGACTATCCATGCGTGAAACGGGGGTACGAGGCTACTGGGGACAGGGATAGTGAGAGCTTCGACGTAGCGCCGCATCATCTCCCAGAAGGCGAACCTGCTCTTCCCCCAGCGCCGTCCGACCTTGAGGACCTTGACCTTCGCATCGACGTCAAAGTGAAGGTACGCCTGTCCCTTGTTCCATTCTGTTCCCTGATGGGGTGTATAGAAGGCTGACAGGTCAATCTGCGGAGGCATATACGTCTGCTGGTTCATCCACAACCTCGACTATCTTTGCCCCGTTAGCCGAAATAGCAGGCGGGGTTGGCTTGTCGTACATCTGGATGCTTGCGGGGTGAACGAAGCTGCCGTTGACGACGGTCTGCTGGACCGTACTCTCCCGCAGGCGTCCTGAAATCTTCATCAGGGTATTGATGGCATTCATGCGTGCATTCAGGTTTGTTGACTGAGTTATGGATTGTTCGAGCTCGATAAGCGCTACGCCGACAAGTTCCTGTATGCGTGAGGCGTACATCTCGTTGCGCCACTCGTCGACGTGGTCGATGGCGTCGGAGAATTCGGGGCAGAGTTGTTTCTGTGTGTCCACCCACTCCTGCCCGCGGAGTCCGAGGTATGATGCGGCGTGGGCCGGGTTGCCCATACGTGGTATGAGGAGCAGGACATCCCTGTGTGTTTTGCTCAGGTCGTCCCAGTATGGGATTGTCTTGGCGCTACGCGCAAGGTTGAGCGAGTCGACCTGCCGTTCAAACGCCTCGATGGCGACGGCGGGATGCTTCTCGCTTTCCTTTCTCCTCGCCATTCCGCCCCTTTATCTGGCCGTCTTCTTTGGGCGGGTTACTGGCCTGCCTGTGCGTTTCGCGTATTTCTTCGCAGCTGTCTTGCCCTTGCTGGTATACGGGAACTTCCTGCCTCCGACTGCTGGCATTGCAGAACCTCCTGTTTACGAATACACACAACCTATTGGCGTGCCGTGCCTTGTCACTACAATATGTAGTGGCACAGCTTTGTAAAGGTTAATCCGAGTCGCATAGATATGTCAAGCATACGCGGGTTCACGGGGCGGGGCTGGTGCGGCAATGGCGTTCCAGCGCTCGAACCACTCCTCGGAGGTAAGGTCTCCCTCGTAGCCGCGGAAGAGCTTGCGTTGTCGTGCGAGGTTCCACTCATCCAGCAGTTCCGAGACGAGAATCCACAGCTTTGTCCACCATATGCGGTAGGTCCCGAGTGTCTTATCCGGTCTCACGCGCCGTTCCCGTTCGATTAGGTCTTCGTCCTCAAGCCAGTTAAGGTTGCGCTGGAAGGCCTTGTTAGAGAGGCCTCCAGCGCGGCCCAGCCATGTTGTGGAGGCGAAGCACGCGCCGTAGTAGGCTTCGAGCTTCATACCTTCCGCTGAGGCGAGGGCTCTCTTCCGTGAGCCTGTGACCCCATCGAGGATTGTAATTATCCTATCGTAGTGTGTTAGAATCCGTAGAAGCCGATGATTTGTCATCTCACTGTCCTCATCGGTGGCCTCCTTAACGGGTCTGACGGCCTTCGTCAGGCCCGTTTTCTTCTGGAGGCCGCCCCTCGACATGGGGCCATCCTCGCCTAAAGCCTTGGGGAGGGGAGACTTAGTCTCTCTTGTATCCTGAAACAGTAACTATTCCAGAATCAAACATTAAGCGAGGATGCCTGCTAGAATGTGGGGGTATTTATTGCACAGGGTGGATTCTTTGTCAAGCATTCTTCTCCCTATTCCTCCTCCCCTTTATGGGGAGAGGAGTGAGAGGAAGGAGAGGAAGGAGAGGAAGGAGAGGAAGGAGAGCTTTCTCCTTCTAGGAGGTGGGGAGGGGTGGTCTCTTCTCCTTCAGTCTTCTCCTTCAGTCTTCTCCTTTATCGTATCCTTCCCTTTATTTCCTTTCCCATTAGTGAGTAATACTTTCTTTGAGCAGAGTCTTTCGGCATGTGCCACATGATGCTCACGCTGCTTCACCGCGTAAAAGTACTTCCCGCACCGGTCACATGTGTACCCCCGCCTCAGCGTAAACATCACTGGCCCCCTCCGCCACGCGCTTTTAAGATGGTCGGATGCCCCTATCTACCCGCCGCGCCAGAAACTTCTCAGAATCGCCACGCAGCGGCCTTCCTGACATGGTTTCAGGGGGTATGGTTAGTGCCTCCCCCGCATAACTCCGAGGGCTTTCCCGAGTTTCAGCCATTCCGGTCCGGTGATTTTGCCATCGGCGAGGATTTCCATGCCGTACTTGGCTGCTGCCGTGCGTTCTTCGGCGGTATCGAGGCTTGAGGTTACGCGCATGGCGAGTTCGAGGAGGGCGCGTTTATCTGGAGGCAGGATTTTCATCACGATTCCCAGTATATTCACCTTTTTTCTCCCTTCAGCGCTTGTTTGCGCCGTGCTGGGTGCAGTAGAGAGACGGTTTCACCCGTTTTCCTCCACAGCGTGCCCCGTCGTTGTGCCTGAAACTACATTGTTTCGGGTTTTTCTTCACGCTGTGCCCATTACGTTGTCGCTGGCTCCGCTATGGTTACCTCGACGTTGTCCTCGATAGTAATGTTGGCTCCAGTGACGGTCGTAGCAACAGTGAATTCCTTGGTTGCAAAACCGTTCCCCTCGCCCACCTCATTCAAAAGAATTTCCATCGTGCCGACATTCATCTTCGACAGCACACAGAGGCCGCCTTTCGTATACAGGTTGGTCAGCCTCAGCGTCCCGATTTTTCCATTTACGGCTGACGACGGGGCCTGAATCCAAATCCGGTCGTAGGTTCCCCCGGAGGTAACCATCGCATCAGCTTGCTGATGTCCGCCCCCTATAGCTCTCATACGGCTTGTGCCGGGTGAAGGCGCTATGGATTGGCCGTCGCTGGCATTTCCACGGATGACGATGGTATGAGCCTGTATGTCGGTTAGCTCCAGCTTTTTACATCTGCTCCGCTCGAAAATCAAGTGGCCTATCTCAAGCCTCGTGTTCGTGCCGCCGCTGATGGTATTACCGCTAATCTGTACGACGTTCTGCTCACCTGACGGAAGTGCCGAGCCAGTGAACACCGTGCCCACGGACACGTTCTCGATAACAATTTCCCGTACAGGAGTCGAGCCCAGGTCGATTCTCAGCGTGTTTTCGCCCTCGACGTACTCGGTGGGGACATCCAGTGGTGCGTCGTAGACTCCCGAGTCCCCGTTCGAGAAGCTTCTTTCCGACAGCACGGTCTCATTCACCACGACGCCGGTCCCAACCGCCGAGGCCCCGATGAGCAGTGATGCGGCCATCTGGGGCGAGAAGCCCATAGCCCGAAGGAGGGAAAAAGGAGATTTTACGACATTGAACGTGGCTTTCCATTTCGCGCTTTCGCCCTGAAGGTACTCTACCTTGGCCAACAGCCAGTTTCGTGCCCTCACGAGCCGCCTGTACGTCGTGACAGGGCTGCGGAGTACCGCCATGGGCGACGCCTTGATACCGCGCCCTATGCCCTTAACCGCCCTCCACGGATGCTGCACCAGAAGGACTCCCCCGACCAGCACCATCAACGAGTGCAGCGTTATCGCCGCACCAAGCACAACCCGGTCCGTGCGTAGCGTTACTAAGAGCGCCTCAACATACGGCTGGTCTGCGCGAACAGGCCCCAAAACCGTCTCTACGTGAACCGGCAATAATGGCGCAACCCATGGCATCGGGTCCACCACAAGAACCGCGAACCCTAACCCCGCCTCCACCAGCGCCAGAACCCCCACCGTTTTCCGCAGCAGAGACCGCAACAAGCTCATCAGGAACCTTACCCGACTCTTACCCACACGCTGCTTCTTCACGGCTACCCCCTCACTCTTGTTCGAGGACCTTGAGGGAAACCCCTCCGAGGAAGCCAAATACCGAGCCAATCACAGCCGTGACAACCTCGGTAGCCCCCATCTCCATCCCTATCCACATGCCAACTACCCCGAAAATAGTGCCGCATAGAATTGCCGCCATGATTTGAGGCCGTATCCCATGCATCTCATTACCCCCTACACCGGCGCTACCGGCGTCCCATGCTCGTACGACTCTTCTTTAGGGCTACCCCTCAAAAACCATCCCATGAGCTTGCGATACATGGACACTCCAAGGCAAATTAAGCCATACGGTAGCACAGGAACCACAAAGGAGCAAGACTCAGTGGAACAGGTGCAGATACTGGAACGGAATAGGAATCGCTTTTGTGACTACATGATATGAAACAGGGTGCCCTGCGGCCCAACGGGGGCGCATAATGCGCGGTTTCCTATCTGTCGCGTATCTGGCGCCGTAACCGTCACCGTGTCCGTATCTGAGGCAGCGGCTGCTGCTGTATCTGAGGACGATACTGCCGCCGTATCTGAGGCCGTCGCTGTATCGCTACAGTACCAGGTAGCTGCTGCTGTGTCAGAAGCTGCTGCTGTGTCAGAAGCTGCTGCTGTATCGCTGCTGTGGTTACATCACAGATACAGCGTCGTCGCTGCTGCTGCTGCTGCTGCT